CGCAGGCTGGCGGCGTTGGCGGCGTTGGAGTCCGGCGACGGCGATCTGTTGATTGAGTGGTCGGCCGCCGGGGATTGCGAGCTGGATGATCTGGCCGGGTGGCGGCAGGCGTCGCCGCATTGGACGCCACGCCGGCAAAAGTTGATCAAGTCTCGTTTGGATGCGTTGCGGGCTGGCGAGATCGACGACCCGGACGAGCCCGACCCGGAGCAGTCGTTCCGGGCGCAGTATCTGAATCAGTGGCCGAGGTCGAAGACGGAGCCGGCCGGGAACCTCGAGCAGCTGCTGCCACCGGGGTTGTGGTCGTCGCTCGCCGCCGATGATGTCGAGTCGTCTGGGCCGCTGTGGGTCGCAGTTGAAGACGACGGCGGGTTCGGCGCTGCGGTCGCGGCGTGCTGCGTAACGACTGACGGGCGGCTCGAGGTGACCGGCTGGAAACGGCCGAACTGGGATGAGGCGATGGCGCTCGTCGACTGGCTAGCGGCGACCTATCAGGTTCGGCAGATCCAGGTGGGCGCGTCGATGCTGGCGTCGGTTCCTGCCGGGATGGTGCCGACACCTGTTCCGGCTGGGACACGTGAAACCCGGACGGGGCTGGCGGTCTTCCGTGATCTGGCTGCCGGCGGGATGCTTGTGCATCTCGAGTCGTCGCAGGAGCTCGCCGACGCGGTCGGGCAGACGAAGGTGAAAGAGAGCGTGTCTGGCTTGACGCTCGCCCCGATCGGGCCGACGCATCTGGTGAAAGCCGCGGTGTGGGCTGTCCAGGCGGCATACCGGCCCGCCGCGATGCCCGCTATCTATTGACGGCGTCGCAGGCGGCGCGAGGGATGTGCAAGTCGGGGTACTGCCGCTTGAACTGCGCGGTGACCTTCTCGCCGGGGCCGACACACCACACCAGGTCGCCGGCCTTGTGGCCGGTGCTGCCGCAGCCGGCAAGCGGCACAGCGACGGCTGCGGCTGCGATCACGAATGCTTTCAGGTTCATGCCGTGAACGATGCCCGTGCCGGTTGCGAGTGACATGACCCGAATGGGTGAAGTAAATACCCCTATCCCTACCGGAATACTTGGGATAGCCTTTCATGCCGATGGGCCTGTTCACACGGGCCATCCGGCCCCCCGACGACATCACACCGAACCCGAACGACCCGGCTTCGGTGCCGCCGTCGACCGTCGGCCCTGACCAGCTCGTAACACCCGGGGATCCGCATGGGGTGCAGATCGTCGGGGACGATCCGCCGCCGTGGCTGCCACCCCGGATCATCCCGTCGGCCTGGAGCGGCTGGCCGGCTGACTGGTGGCCGCCCGCCTGGGGGCAGCAGATGCAGAACCTCGTCGATATCGCCTGGATCTGCATCGACATCAACAGCTCCGCGTTGTCGACGATGCCGCCCTACCTGGTCGACGCGGCGCCGTCACTGTCGAGCGACTGGTTGAACAACCCCGATCCGGATCTGTATGTCGGGTTCGAGGAGTTCGCGAAGCAGATGTTCTGGGACTACCAGCAGTTCGGCGAGGCGTTCCTGCTCACAACGGCGCGTTACGCAACCGGGTGGCCGGCCCGGTTCCATGTCGTGGCGCCCTGGTATGTGCAAGTGGAGATGGCGCCCGGCGGGGTGTGCGTGTACCGGATCGGCGCCGAGGACGTCACCGCCGACATGCTGCACATCCGGTACAAGTCGACGATCGGGTACGCCCACGGCGTCGGCCCGCTCGAGCAGTTGAACGGGCGGATCGCGGCGGCGGCGGCGTTGACGCAGTACGCGGCGACGTTGGCGACGTCGGGCGGGATCCCCTCGAGCATCCTGCAGCATCCGGAGCAGCTGTCGCCGGAGCAGGCTGCGGCGTTGCAGCAGCAGTGGGTCGCCGCACGCATGTCCACGTTGGGCGAACCGGCGGTGTTGTCGGGCGGGGTGACGTGGCAGGCGACGCAGATGAACCCGAAAGACATGGCGCTGACCGAGATGCTGCAGAACAACGAAGGCCGCATCGCCGACGCGTTCCAGGTACCGCGTCTGTTCGTCGGCCTGCCGTCCGGTGGGGATCCCATGACCTATAAGACGGTTCACGACATCTTCGATTATTGGTGGCGGATTGGGTTGCGCACGAAGGCGCAGGCCGTCATGTCGGCGCTCTCCGGCTGGCTGCTTCCACGTGGAACACGTGTCGAGTTGAACCGTGACGAGGTCGTGCAGCCGGGGCCGTTGGAGCGGGCGCAGACGGCGCAGATCCTGTTCAACATCGTCGACCCTGTCACCGGGCAGCGTGCGCTGACGATCGACGAGATCCGCAACACCGAACGTCTCGACAATTCGACGCCGGCTGATGTGTCGGCGGGGGTGTTGAAATGAACGCAGAGCTCGAGTACCGCACCGCCACCCAGGTCGGCGTCAACTACCCGAAACGGACGATCGAACTGATCGTGACGCCGTGGGAGGAAGAGACGATTGTGGAGTACCACGGCCGGATGATCCGCGAGGTGTTCTCCCGTGGCGCGTATGACGGCATCGAACGCCGCGCGAACCGTGTCCGGGTGAACCGCGACCACCAACGCGAACGCACCGTCGGCCGCGCCGTCGCCTTCCACCCGTCGCGCGACGAGGGGCTGGTGGGCGAGATCAGGATCGCGCAGACCCAGTTGGGCGACGAAACACTCGCGTTGGCCGACGAGGGCTGCCTCGACGCGTCCGCCGAATTCGCGGTCATGCCCGGCGGCGAACAGTGGACAGGCAAATCCGCGAGGCGGATCGTGAAGGCGTGGCTGGGCGGCATCGGGCTCACCCCCGATCCGGCATATACAGGGGCGGGTGTGTTGGCGGTCCGGTCGCTGGATGAGCCGCCGGCTGACCGGCGGGCCACCCCGAACCTGGACCGGCTCGAGTTCGACAGGCTCCAGAGGTTGTACGCCGACCTGGACGCCCGCTATGGTTTAGCGCAGCACTGAACTACCTGCCGTTGTAGACCACAGGGTGGGCCGGCAGTTGCGGGGGACGTGCCAACTCGCTAGCGACACACACCGTCGTTTCCATGCGATTTGGAGGTTCCCGCAGTGCCCAGAGAGACAGACCAGGTGCTCGCCCGCATGGTCGCGGAGATCGAAGACCGCCAGCAGTTCATCGACGGCGTCCTTGAGTCCGCGCAGGGTGCAGACCTCGACGAACACAAACTCGAGCTCGTCACCAGGGCGCGCGACCGGATCGACGCGCTGAACAAGCAGATGGGGCCGATCGAAGAGGCCCGCCGCATCTCGGGCGAATCGTCGGAGCGGATCGCCCGGATCGCCCGCTACATGCAGGGCGACAAGCAGCCGCCGGCGCAGGTGGAGTACAGGTCGGCGGGCGAGTACGCGATCGACATGTGGAAGAGCTCGCTCGGCGACGACGCCGCGAAGGAGCGGCTGTACCGGTGGGGCAACGAGAACCGGGCCGCCGCCCACCAGACGACACCGGACAACCCCGGGCTGATCCCGACGCCGATCATCGGCCCCGTCGTCAACTTCATCGACAACAGCCGGCCGCTCGTGAACGCGCTCGGGCCCAGGCAGCTGCCCAGCCTCTCGTTCTCACGGCCGAAGGTCACCCAGCACACAAGCGTCGCTGCGCAGGCCGGGGAGAAGCAGGAGCTCGTTTCACAGAAGATGGTCATCGGCAAGCTCAGCGTGACCCCGACGACGTATGGCGGCTACGTCAACGTGTCGCGGCAGGACATCGACTGGTCGCAGCCGTCGGTGATGGATCTGATCATCACCGACCTCGCGGCGCAGTACGCGATCCTGACCGAGGCGACCGCGGTGCAGGCGTTCTACGGCACCGCCACCGCCGGCGGCACCATCCCCGCCACCCCCACCGGCGACCAGACCGCCGGTGCGTTTTGGGCGGCGGCTGCGTCGGTGTTCACGGCGACGAAGGGGGCAGGCAGAACGATCGCCGTCGCCTCCCCGGACGTGCTCGGCAAGCTCGGCCCGCTGTTCCAGCCGTACAACCCGATGAACCAGCAGGGCGAAGGGTTCTCGGCCGGGGCGTTCAGCACCGGCACCGCCGGCTCCATCAGTGGCATCCCCGTCGTCGTCACCGCCGGGTTCGGCGCGACGAATCGGCTGCTGCTGATGTCGACCGCAGCTGCTGAGGTCTACGAGGACAGAATTGGATCGCTATCCGTTGTAGAACCGAGTGTTTTGGGCGTCCAGGTCGCATATGCGGGCCTGTTTTCGCCGTTGACGATCGAGCCGCTCGGGATCATCAAAGTCACGGTGAGCTGACGTGACGGACGAGGAGAAGGCCGGCGGGCCGGTGATCTGGTCGAACCCGAACCAGCAGGTCGTCCGTGAAGACCAGTCCGGGCCCGGCATCGAAGACCCCGGCCACTCCGGCGAAGGCGGCCCCGGCGAAACCCAGGCTGAGACGCAGCCGGCGGAGGATGGCCCGGATCTCGATGCCATGACGAAGGACGAACTGTTGGCGTACGGGCAGCAGCTCGGCATCTCACCGATGAACGCGAACATGACCAAAGAGGAGATCCGGACAGCGATCGACCAACACCGCGGATAAACCGAAGGAGGGCGCAGCGTTGGCGTATGTGGACATCACCGAGCTACAGAGGGTGTTGGGGATCACCGCGCCGACGGCCGCGCAAACACAGGCGATGAACCGGGTGTTGGCGGCGGCGGCAGAGGAGATCGACTGGGAGCTCGGCTACACCCAGACGAACCCTGCCCCGACGCCGCCCCCGGACATCGTCGTCGACGTCAACCTGAAACGCGCCGTCGAGTTGTGGCGCACCGACCCGTACGGCGCCATACCAGCCGGCCCAGACACACTCCCCGTGTTCGCCGCCCGCGACACCTGGTACCGGCACCACCTCCGCCTGTTGCCGTTGAAGCAGTCGTTCGGGGTCGGATGACCGCAGCGTTGCGTGACATCCCGGACGCGATCTGCAACCAGATCCGCACCCATCTCACCGGGCTGCCGTACGG